GCTGAGCTATTGCTCTCTCTACTTTGCCAAGTTTAATTTTTTTCTCAAATGTATAAAGCTTGAGCTTGTCCTCATTGGTCATTCCTTCACTCTTGAGAACATATCCTCCACCTACTACTGAGTTGGTCTTAAAGTCCACAATTGCTCCATGTAAAGGTGATGTATAGTAGAGCTGATTTAATAGCTCAGGGAACATGTTATCCTGACCAAATGGAATGTAGCCAGCTATCTGATATCTACCATTAACATAAGGAAGTGATAAGTTAGCATCACCTACTCTACCAAATGGTGTAGAGAAAGACTGATAGCCTTCTACTACTTCTGTTGTTGTCTGAGGCTTAGTGCCTATGAATCTGTTATACCAAGCCATTAGTCATAAATTGAATTAATAATTGGACCAGCCACTACAAGCCTTCCCTCTTCAATCATGTTCAATCCAATTGGATCTAATGTAGGAGTAGAACTTTCATAGACCTTATATCTGTACTGACCTTTAATAAAGTCAATGTCGATAGGGTCTTCAATAGTGAATAGGTTAAATCTTGAAGGCCACAATGAAGTGTCAGCACCTTGCCAGTATATTGGGTTGGGTGTTGTGTTAAACTCATCCTCAAACTCAAATAAATAGTAAGCATTTGATAGTGTAGTGACTTCTGTTAAGGTCAGCACAAAGCTATTAGTTGAGTCTTTCTCAAGATATATCATACCTATATTGTACTTAGAGAAAATTTTAATTAAAAAAAAAGCCTTACATTTCTGCAAGGCTTCTTTATCTATGGAGAAAAGAATAGATTATGGAGCTGGTGTAGTCAAAGTAGTCACTACTGACTCTTCAATTTGGTAAGCTAAAAACTCATTCTCTGCAAGCAAAGTGATTGAATACTTAGAACCGTCTGCTCTAGCTGTACCAGAACCTTCACCAGTAGCAGTTAACTGCAAGTAAGGGAAGAACCAATATAAGCCATTAGCATCTTGAACAATACCACTCAAGTACTGCTGACCAGAACCTAATACTTTAATAGCACTAGACTTAACAGATTCACGTCTGTGAAACATTAGGTTAATAGTCTGAGTAACAAAAGAAGAACCATTGATCAAGTCAATATTTGAATCTTCAGTGTAGCTTGAAGTATTGCGTCTGAATTCAAACTCAATAAATGGATCAGCTCCACCTACTAGGTCTAAGGCATCAATTATGTAGTCATCAGCTGGGTCAACTGACAATGTAGTCATATCAACATTATCTTGTTGATTAACAAAAAATTTATAAATACCACCAGTGTTGTTGTCACAACTTTTCAAGATGGTTTGGAGTGCATCACATGCCATGTCTTTTTATGTTTTAAAAGTGAAAAAATAGGGAGGCATTGCTACCTCCCTTTTATATCTTAGATGTAGAATGCATTGTATAACACTATCTCAGTAGGGTTTGTGTAGTGAAAACCAGCCTTCAAGTTTGCACGAGTTCTTAAGTAAGGCTCAGCAACTGAGTCAGATAAGTTAACTGCCTTCAATGCTTTTGAGTCACCCTCAGCATCAAATGCATAGATAAGATTAGTTCTTAAAGTCAATAAGATAGTGTTGTCAGGCATACCTTCACACACTACTACATTGATTCCTAAGAATGTCAATCCTAATGGTAAAGTCACATAAGTCTGAGTGTTACCTTGTGCCGCTTTCAACTCATAAGCATTAGCTACATTTGTTGATACATACAATCTAAGGTCAGCTTTTTTACGTGAAATTGTATTAGGAGCAGCATTAACAACTGACTCTAATACTGTCAATACATTTGATGTAGTGATAGCACCTGAGTACAAACCGATAATATCAGTATCATAGAACATTGGAAATAAGTATCCAGTACAAAGACCTAACAATGGATCCTCAGATGCATCGTTGCCTTGCCATCTTAACAACTCTAAGTCTTGACCAATTACATTAGCCATTTCATTCCAGTAATAAGACATGAAAGATGCAACTGTGAAGTCACCATTTGAGCCTTGAGACATTTGAAGAGCTAAGAAAGACTGCTCTAAGTCAAATTGACAAAGTTGAGCCATAGCTGACAATGCACATACATCAATGTCAATTGCATCTAATGAATCTGTAGGAGCTGAAAAGTTACAAGTAGATGCTTGCAATAAGCTACCAAAAGTAACATTAGCTAATTTTGTTTTGCTTTTTATACCTGGTAAAGTTCTAAAGTTGTTAGCAATATCAGGGCTTGATAAATAAGCTCTTGAGTAGAACTCATCTGGGTTCGCACATAAAAGTGCGTTTGTCTCGATATCTAAATCGAATTTAAGGTTACGTGTCATTTTATTTTGTTTTTGAAAATTTTACAAATTCTTTGAACTTATCATGCGAGCTCAACGCCATTGGTGCTACTTCTTCTTCAGTCTCAATTGCAATTGATTCCTCAATTTGATTTTTCAATCCAGCTATCATAGCAATCACTGAATTCATGTGCTCCTCTAATAAAGGACGTACAATAGCAATGATAGCCTCAGCATCTACAGCTGGGTCAATAGCCATAGCTACTTCTTCTGTTTCAGCTTCTTCTGTAGCTTGAGCCTCAGCATCAGCCACTTCTTCTTCCACAGCTGGATCTGCTGATAACTCAGCCTCCATCTCTGTAGGTACATCTTTAATCTCAATAACTTCTCCGTCTTTTACAACATAGATTTTATCCTCGATTAGATGCTCTCCGTCAGGTAATTTCATAGTATTTAAATTTAATTGTTCCGATAATTTCATACCTAAGAATCCCTCAATTGAATAGCCTACTTGACCTGACTCAACAAGATCATCATAGTAAGCTCTGTCAGTCACTTGACTTGTTAGCATCAATGTGCCCTTAGGGGTTTCAATACCATAAGTAGTGAATGCTTTGTCAGTCTCAGGGTTATCTACTATCCAAGCCTCTAAGATATAAGCTGGGACTTTCTTAGTAGTGTCATGCTCTAAGTTAAAGATGTCTTTATTTTGTAGATTCTGCATGAACTTAGAATGGATCTGTTCAATCACCTCAACTGAGAATTGAACGTCGTACTCCTCACCATCCTCATCTTTACGGTAGATGTTCATAGGAATCATTGCTGGTGCAACCACTCGCATCTTAACATCATCCTTGAACGTCATAGCTACATGAGAATTGAATGCCATACCTTTAACCTTAATAGCAGGCTTAGAAGTAAATGCAATCATTTCTATACCTAAGTTTTCACCATCGGCATACTCATCCTCAATTGTAATTTTGTAGATAGGTCTATCCATGCCTATATTGTAAAAAGTATTATATTTGTTAAAAATTAAAATCTATGGTAAATATTTTAGGCTTTGATGTACCTAACCAACTGAATGAGTTGAGTGTACAGCAATTTGAAACAATCACAACTATCCATGCTGACACTGAGCTGGATGCTATTGACAAACATTTGCAAGTGTTTGAATTCTTAGGAGTACCAGCTATTGAGTGGGATGCAGTTGAGATTGAAGAGTTCAAAGAGATAGTAAAAGAGTTTAATAACTTAGGTGATAAGCCTGATTTGATTAGCTCATTTGAGATTGATGGCTATACTTATGTGGCATTTGAAGACAGATTCAAGCTCTCAGTAAAAGACACTAAGCATATTGAAAAAATCATGCACTCGAGACATAAAGGTTATATCTCTGAGATGTTAGCTGTCCTATTCAAGCGTACTGACTTGACTAAGGTAGAGCACTACTCAGATGCTCACATCAAGTTAAAAGCTAAGTTAATCAGAGAATTGAAAGCTGAAATAGCTGTGCCTTACCTAGTGGAGATTGGTCAGAAATTATCTAAATACATACCTAAGGATGCACCTACCGAAAACTTGGAGTGAGATTGATGTATTGCAGTTTAAAGAGATTAGAGAACTGTATACAATCACTGAGGTCTTCAATAGAGAGATAGAAATACTTGCTATTTTAGCGGATGTTAGCTCTGAGGAACTTGAAGACCTTGACATTGAGGAAGTGACTGCTATGATTAATGAGATTAAATTCGTTAACTCAGAGCCATCTAAGCAATACAAGCACCAGATTGATGACTATCACTACAAGCCACTAGATAAGTTAACCATTGGTGAGTACATTGACCTTGAATTTTACTTTTCAAAAGACTATAATCAGCACATTGGTCACATTGCATCTATTTTTTATAGACAAAAGTCATTAAATCAGTGGGGTGTGACTATCTATGAGCCTTATGACTTCTCACCTAGACAAAGATTTGAGCTCTTTGAAGACTATTGCATCAATGACATCTATGGTATTGTACCTGAGTTTATAGCTTTTAGGGAAAACTTCATGGAGACATACGGCAACTTATTTCACGATGACAGTGATGGTGATGAGGAAGAGGATAAACCTACCACATCACAAGAGTCTAAGGACTTACAGCTTAAAAAAAGTGAGATAAAATGGGGATGGGAGAGATTAATCTACTCCCTATGCAATGAAGACTTGACTAAGTTTGAAGAGGTCACTAACTTACCACTAATCATGACTTTCAATATGTTAGCCATGAAGAAAGAATTAAACATCTAAGGGATAACCTACTTTGAATCCTTCAGGTGGATCAAGTGCCTCAAATGTGTATGTGATTCTTTGATTTTTTTCAAGTATCTCAGAGACCTTAAGAATAGGATAACGCTTTGTTAACCATTCTGTATATTGTGAGTAGATTTCTGCTGTGATTCCTGAGCTATTAAGCTCTTCTGTGAATTGATTAACGTAGTCTCTAGGTGTAATTACTCCACCATTCCACAAGAAAGCACCATTATTAAGGAAAATAAAGTAGTACATTGCTACTATCTGTATCTCTAGCTTCTCAAAGCTGGTGATTTTAGCATTGATTCTGATTGATTCTACCAATGTACCTTGACCAGCTACTATATCATTCCTAAGAATTCTCTTAAGTATGTTAGCCATCCTTCTTCTAGTAGGATAGAGCACATTAAATTCACCGTTGTTTGCGTATGCCATTAGTCTAGTGGTGTTGGTGTTGGTGTTGTTACGTTAAATTCTGTTGGTTGCCCTAATATCATTTCAATACTTTCATCAAAAACAATATACCAAAAGTTAAGTTCTGAATAGTTATAATCTACCCAATAAAGTGTTTCGTCCTCAGGTGACTTTGGAAGTCCGTAATAATCAGCACATTCTTTACGTGCATCAATGGCTTCTTGTTCTATAAAGTATTGATAACCTAGCATTAGTATATTGTGTAAAATGAATTAATATTTGTTTCAATTCCAGCTCTATTGCTTGATTGGCTTGTTCCATACATAATAAACTCTTGCATATTACCTCTTGTTCCATAAGTTAAAGCTGTATAACCAAATATTTCTAAAGTTTTATTTGTAATTGTGAATGCTTGATTAAGTGAAGAAGTTTGAACTGAATTGTCATAATATATGTTAGTAGTTCCATTATTATTTTGTGTTAAAAGTTTTTGATTTACACTTAATGGAATATTAGTATTTTGATTAACCCCTACAAATCCAGTCCAAAAAGTTGAATTAGAATAAACTTGATTAAATGGTGACCCATTCCATATATATAATGAATCATTAATTCCTACTCTTGCAATTCTATTAAATACAGTAGATATATAAACTTGAGAAAATGTAAAAGGATTTATCGACTGCAATGCTGTAAAAGTTGAATTTGATAAAATAGAGGGTTTGCCGTTAAGAACATTAACCACTCCAGCAGATACTATTAATGGTTGACGTATAGCCGTTGTTTGTCTTACATTATTTCCATTTCCACTTTGGTCATACCAAGTTGTTACAAAGCCATTATCCAAAGCACCAGTTCCAACAAAAGCCAACAAAGCTGTTGTGTCTAATTGACCGCTTGAATTAAATGCAATATCTTGTTCTGTTAAATCTGTTCTCCTAACTCTTATGCAATTACCACTATAAGCTGTTCTAAGTTTACGTAATGAATAAGCAACTGAAGCACCAGGATAGTCATCAAGTAATGGGGTAACTGCTGATGCTTTAGGCATTAAAGATATCAAAGAATAGTAACTCATATTAAGCTTGTGTTGTTACTCCTACCACATCCCACTTTGTGTCAGTATCATTGTAGATAATACCTAAATAAGTAGTCTTGCTTAGTACAGTTGTTGTTGGTAAAGTTACTCCTATTGCTCTAAAATTAGTTCCGTATGCAATACTTCGTGCCGTTCCATTATCCTTAATTCTTATAATCAAAGATTGACCCTCTGAAAATGTACCCGTAGGATTAGCAAGTGTTAAACCAACCGCCTGAGCTGTGATAGTAACTATATCATTTGTGCTAGTTGGTGTTACTGTAGCACTTGAACCTACTGACTGTACTCTAGGATTCATAAATGTACTAACTGTACCATCAGCCATTAAGAACTCAGTAGCTGTACCACCAGTTTTTACTATTGTAGTAGCTTCTAATGTGCCAATGATTGTAGCAGCGTTACCACTACCTGATGTCTTATTTACTTTAAGTCCTTCATTGTTACCACCCTTAGTGATTAACAATCCTATACCACTACCACTTGCATGATTAGCTGTAAGTGTATCTGTACTGCCGTTGTGGTTAAATGTACCTTTTGCAGCATCTAGGTGAAATGTACCTAAGTCAACATTGGCTGTAGCTCCTGTGTAAGGAACTAAACCGCTTAAGTTTTGGTCGCCAGTATTCGTTCCACTTGTGTTACCTAATACAGTTAAGTTAGCATCTGTTACATAACGTTTATTTGTTGAATCAGCAATATCAGCTGTTGTAAGCGTTCTGTTTGCGCTTAAGTCTAATCCGTTGATAGTTCGGGTTTGTGGAACGAAAGTGTTAGCGTTAGAATTTGCATCTCGATATTCATAATTCTGCCATCCACCGCCTTGATATATTCTATATATAATTCGAGTAGTTGGATATACTGACCCTCCAATAGTAGCCGTGCCACTTCGTACTATTACTACATACCCCCTACCTTCAACTGGTGTCGGGTCTGTAAAAGTTGCATTTGCAATAACGTGATAAACTGAATCGTTTGTTGCCGTTGTGTTAGTATTTACAACAATCGGAATTGATTGTATGTCTGTTGGAAAGTTAGCAAGTTGACCATCACCTCTGATATATTGTGTTGCAACACCGGCACCAGCAACTGCTAATGTGCCAGCTGTGGTTATTGGATTGCCAGTAACTGTGAATGCAGATGGCATAGTCAAATCAACACTTGTAACAGTGCCTGTGCCACCACCAGCCGCATCAATTATCTCTTGACCAGTTATTGACTTAGTGATGTAGCCAGTGCCACTAACTTCACTTATCTCTAATAAGTCTGTAGGCTCAAGGTTAGCTCCCTTAGGAGGCATCTGTGATATTTTCTGTCTTCTATATGCCATAACTATATTGTATTAACTTGGTAAATTAGTTATAAGAGGGACTTGACAATTGGTCCAGTTGCTGATATCAACATCTAAGCTCATTACCCAGCCAGCCGCATAGTCAAGTAGCTGATTATTCAATGGAGTGATAGATGGTGAGCCAACTATATCAAAGCTATAATCATTGCTAAAATTGAAATAGTTGATTAAATCCACTAGAATTTGATGGCAGTCTGACAGTATCACTGTGATGTTAGCTCTATCCTTCTGGATGATATCTAAGCAATACACCTCTAAGCTGATAGTGTTCACATCCATTGTAGTAGATGCCACAATAGGAGTGATAAATACCAATGGATATCTCTCATCCTTAGTGGCAAAGTTAGGAAGTTGCTCATTAAAGTCACTACCTACCTTTTTTACTTGTAAATGGTCAGTGTAAAATGCTTCAATGTGATTGATTAGTGCCTGATAGCTTGTCATAATTCTGCGTTTTGTTGGATACGATTAACTCTATTTTGTACGTTTGTCATCTCTGTTTCACTTACCACAGCTGTTACTGTGAAGTTAGGTGTTGATGAGTTGCTATTTTGATTCTCTCCACCTACATTGTTAGCGTTGTTATTGCTACCAAATAAGTTAGGGGTTGCCATCTGACCAGTGTTAGATGGAGGAGTTCCAGCATCTGGCGAAGTTGGAACACTACCACCTCCTTCAAATGATGTAGAAGAGATTGCTGAGATAGATGCCGCTGTTGCCGCTATAGATGCCGCTATTCTTATCCCAGATGCAATACCTAGAGTAAAGTCAGGAACTGATAAAATAGCTAAGATAGCTTGAGCTCCATTGATAGCCGCCATTGCTAAGTTCATTTTCTTTTGTTGTTCAAATTGTTGCTTAAGGATAGCTTCCTCTTCTTTACTACCTTTCTTAACATTTTTCAGCTTATTTCTAGTAGTAATTTCTTGAATGCTTGAGATAGCTCCTAGTGCTTCTTTAGCAGTGTCAAAGCCTTCATTGATGTTCTTTAATGTCTTAGCCTGAGCCTCAGCTTCAATGTCTGAGATTTTCTTAGCTGTAGCTTCTTCTGCTGTGATTTTAGCTTGTCTGAATTTTTCCTCAATAGCCGCTATCTCTTCTTTTGACAAGTTAAGTGCTGAGATTTCAGCTAATCTCTGTGCCTCTAATGCTGTAAGTTGCTGAGCTAAAAATTCATTATTAAGTCTTATCTCCTCATCCTTATCACCTTTGAATCTCTCAAGCTCAAATGTTGAATAGGATAGCTTAGTGTCTCTAACTAATTGAGCCGATGCAAGTATCTTGGCATTCTTATCAGTCTCAATAGCTGTTATTTGAACAGACACAGCCTTAGTGTCCTCAACTGCTTTAGAGTTGATTTCTTTAATTTGTTGCTCAGTTAAATCTTTACCTAGAACTGCTTGCTTTCTTTCCTCTTCTATTAAAGTTTTTTGTAAGTCAAGTTTTTTGATAGCATCTTGCTCCTCTAACATCAAGGTCTTAATTCTTGACACAGCATCTTTATCAGCTATTGCTATCTTATCAGCTTCAAGTTGGTCAGTAGCTATCTTTATCTGAGCATTCATTGCTGAGACTGCAGTAGCTCTCTCCATTTCATTGGCAAAGATTTTAGTCTTCTTGATGTTTAACTTTTCAATCTCCTTAGATTCCTTGACCATTTGGTCAATTTTCATTTGGTCAATCTCTAGCTTTGTCTTACCATCAATGACTGCTTTATCCAGGTCAATTTTGAACTGAGCACGCATTGTCTTCAAATGCTTATCTTGTTCAGATTCTATCTTAGCATTTGCTGTTTTATTTTCTTCTACTCTCTTCTTATTGGATGCAGTGGTAATGTCAGTTCTTTGTTGCTCAAAGTCTTTTTGAGTTGCTAAAATTAACTCATCAATTTTGATAACTGTTTTCCAATCTTGTGACCTTGATGCTTCTCTTCGTTGTGTCTTTAACTTCGATATAGCCTCAGTCTCTTGAATCTTAAGCATAGCCTTAGACCTTTCAGTCTCATTCTTGATTGATTTAGCATTCAACATTTCAATCTGCTTGTCAATGTCAAGAGCTAACTTCTTTTTGTTAGTAGCATTTTGAATTGCTAACTGGTTAATCTTATTGATAGCATCAGCTTCTTGATCCTTTAATTCTCTGAATCTCTTAGTCTGCTCCTCATCCATGTCAGCAAGATCACCCATTGCTTTAATCTCTCTTTTCCTCTGGTATTGTTTTCTTTGCTCCTCTTCAATCTGTAACTCCTCTAATGTAGACCATCTATCAGTCTCTATTCCTAGTTGATCTTCTATAGCTGTTATTTCTTCATTAGTTAAGTCTTTGGTTACATTGTACAAACCTATTCTTGCCGACATTTCAGATTCAATAGATTTGATATTAGACTCAGATGCCGCTTTAATTGTCTCAGCATTTTTTTGTGCTGCATTGTCTGTCAAGCCTAGCCAATCTGTGAGAGCTTCAAAGCCAGCTATCAGTGCATTGATAGGAGCCATCAGTACATCAAGCACTTTAGAAAGCACTCCGATTTTATTCAAGAAAATAGCCACCGCCGCTACTATAGCAACAATGACAGCAACTAGTAAGAATATAGGGTTAGCAAGTATTTGAATACCTAACTTAACAAATGCTCCACCCATTGTTTTGATCACTCCAGTGAAGGCTTTGAATCCAGCTGATATCTCTTTTGGATTGACACTACCTAATGCACTAGCAAAAACTTGGGCTTTCTGTTGAGCTTCTGCAAAATCTAATGATAGCAATGAGTCCTTAATACCACCTAATGAGTTACTGACTTGCTCGAATTTAGATCCAGTAGCAAAGTTATTCACAGCCTCATTTGCATCTGATAACTTATCTTTCAGCTCACCAGCTCTCTGTGATAACTTGGCAATTTGTTCTGGGTCAGTTGCATCAGCAATAGCACCTTTTAACTCTCTCAGCTCAGCTTTGATAGCTCCTATGCCAGTTATCTTTAATGGTATCTCTACTTCATTCATATCAGTATGTTCTTATTTCAATTGTGTTAAAATCAAGCTGTCCATCTTGAAGTGTGTTAGTGAAGTCAGCAGTTCTAATCTGTACTACATTTGCAGATGTCCAATAAAATCTTATGTAATTATTCGTTTGAGTTATGCTGTTAAGTAAGTATGTTTTGCTTTGGTCAGGGAAAGCTCCTACTAATGTACCTTCATATCTACCAGCTAATGCTCTAGTCCACACTATATCACCTATTGTATTTTCAAGTACTGTGACCGTTGGGTCACTTGTGCCAGTCTGACTAATTGTAGCTATGTATTTCTTGTAAGGTATTACAGCATCTCCATTGATTGTGCCAGTGACTGTCAGGTTGTTAATAACCATTCCATCCTCAGTCAAAGTCTGACCATCACCAATGATGATTCCTTTTGTACCAGCTGTGACCACGTTGCCCTTGCCAAAGATAAGAGCATTCGCACCTGGTACAATGACGTTGTTGTTGAATGTAGATCTAGCTTCTAATTTACCTACCGCTTCACCTAATGAGTTATCACCAAATGGTCGACCTGGTCTAATTTTAAATGGTGCTAAGTCTATCTCAGTGTCAATACTGATAAGCTCTACCTTAGTAAGCTGTCTTTGGTTACCATTGTAGTCTTGTATCTTGTTGATGTTCCACCAGGAGTTATCAATGTATATCTTATCATTGAGCTTCAATGCTTGAATATCTACCTCAGTCAAGTCAAAGTAAGCTATCAACATTTTTCCAACATTAATCTGGTTAACTGTGCGTCTCCAATATAGGTTGTAAAGGTTGTTAGCTGTCAATGACAATGGCTCATAAAAGTAGAAGTCATTAGTGCCAAAGTTGATGTCAAAGCTAGGAGTCAAAGCATTGTCAAAATGTCCTAGCATTGGATAACTTGTCAATCCAAATTCACCAGTAGTACCAAAATCTAAGATATCAAATGGCTGGCATGATTGTACTCCACCATCGTATAAGATGCGGATGTTAGTGTTTGGAGCTGATCCATTGATAGCTGGCACGTAAGCTCCAAATGAAGTCAATACCACAGGTGTCGGTGAGAATATTAATTCTTGTGTAGCAACATCCTTCACATACTCATTGTCAAATGTATACTCTATCTGACCATACGTCTCAGCAGTTGCTTGTGTGTACATTGTGTTGAACTCATCTGTGTCAGGAGCATAAGTCAGCTTTAGCTTCTTATTGCTTAGGTCAGGCAAAAAGATTAATTCTTGCTCCTTATCCTTTGCTAGTTTTCTTGACCAGTTTTTCTCAGCCCCTGAGTCATAGTACTCATCACGATGTCTTAATATTAGATTGTTAGGATTGTTAACATCTTGCTCAACGTACAAGTTGTACATCTGAAAGATAGACTTAACAAAGTCAGACTGCTTAATCTCGTTTGGTACGTATTGATTGATATTAAGTGTGCTACCAGTGACTTGTACATTGTTACTTGGTAGAATAACCATGTTGATGGATATCAAATCAAGCACTACATTAACATCTACAAAATTAAATCCTCCACCCGTTGCTATCCAATAATTAGTACCTAAGCCATTGCCTTGAGTTACTCCATTTTGAGTACCAACAACTTCAACTCCTATTTCAAGAATCTGAATATCAGATGTAGTTATTCCTAATATCACACCATTGACTACTGCTGGAATAGTTAATGTGTCTGAGAAGTTTAAGATAGTAGTGTTGCCATTAGGTAGTGGTGATGCTACTGGATAATTAACGGTAACACTTGAACCATACACAATGACCGCATTGGTATTAATACCTATTTGTACTCTTGCAAAAACTCTATATCTATTCTTATCAATTGTGCCATTTACTATATTTCTAAGTACAGCATTAGCACCACTATTGTTATCTAATATTATTGATCCACCAATAATCAAGGTGTAAGAGTAATTTTCACCAGCCAACGCATTAGTGCTAAATGGTGTTGAATACTCTCCTACTGTAGGGTCAAAGATATTCTGTGTATCTATAACCTCAGACCACCCTGAGTCAATAAGCTCCTCAAATGTATTATTGTATCCAGTAGGTTGAACATAGCTTGTGGTCCATGTGTTGTTAGCCTCAACTCTATAATCAGCATAATCTTGGTTATTAGTATCTCCGTTGTAAGGAATTAACAGTTTGTCAAAATTAGCGGAGACTATATCATCCCAAGTGTATGTGAAACCAGCATTTGAGAATATTCTATCAAAGTAAGTCTTAGCATAGATAGCTGGCTTGAAGTCATTAGCATTGTAGTCATTGTTGATAACATAGGGCATCATATACTTATAACCATCTACCACAGTATTATTGAATGAAGCTACTATATCTGTGGAGCTGAATGTATGATCTAAGTCTGAGAAGTCTAAGTCAGTCAAGTTAGCATTTGTGATGGCTGTGAAGAACTCAGCTCTACTATCTTTGATAAGTACTGTGTAACTTACTTCGTCTTCAAATCTAGTGCTAGTTTGTACCTTGTTAACACTTACCAATTGCAATAGTGCATCGTCTAAGATTGGCACACCATTCTGTATCACTTGACACTTAGTCAGTGTATTTATGTTGAATGTGCCAGCTTGGATGTTGACATCATAGTAGTGACCTAGTAGGTCATTGTTGTTCTTAGTGCCAGCTAAGGTCACAGTCTTTGAGAATGTACCCTTGCGTGAAGACAAATCTCTAATGTCACCAACACTGAATGTGATAGGTAGTGCTAATGTCTCAGATACATCAAGCACCCCAGTTGATAAGACTATCTTAACCATTGATTGTATCGTTATTGCCTATCCTAACTTGAATAGATTGCTTGATTAAATTCTTATTTCGTTGTTGATAGACTTCAAAGTTGTTAGTCAATACATTACAGCTGACATACTCAGTGCTCTCAGGTACGTGAATTATACAGCCATCCTCATCAAATAGTACAGCTCCATCTTCTGTGATGTGGTAAAGTACGTTTTTGACGTACGTTTGTGGTGAAGTTAGCAACTGCTGGAAGTATACACCCTCCTCTTCTGTCATGAAGTTTGTTGATAAGTCAACTGTCTTAGTCACCTCAGTGTTGATGTTAACTGTTCCTTGTTCATAACTTTTGTATCCCCACTGACTGTCAACAACTGCACCAGGTACATCTTGATTGTAAGTCTGTCTAGTGATGTTGCCTCTTTCATAACTCTTAAGCTGGAAAGCAAAGCTACTCCATGAGCCTAATCTGTCTAAGAATACAATATGACTCTCAGAGATAAGCATACGTCTATCTATGTTGATTTTATACTTGACTGACTTAACTGGATTGAATACTCCATCTGAGTACCATACCTCATAGCTAGTAGTGTCATTCTTTACCAATGGAGCTGTGCCACTTACTAAGGTCAATGAGCCATAGTTATTAGGACCAACCGCCACACCTTTGATGTAGTCATTTGAATTTAGATTCTTATAGAACTTATCGCCATTGTCATTCTCAAAGTATGCTCTTTTGTTACCTCCAGTTACTGGGCCCCTATCTTTTATGTTTAGCCATAAATCTTGACCAGGTGTGCAACTGAATAACTGAGGCTGGTCTGTTAGCCATTCCTTAGTGATGCCATTTGTGTTATAAGTATCCTCATCCCAATACGGAAAGTCAAGCCATGAATATACACCATTGAACACAAATTTATCTATGGCATCTATGATGTTTAAAACTATCGTCTTTCTCTTATCAGCATATTCAATAATACCATTAATGGTAGCATTTGATACTCCTGACCATAGTGCATTGATTGTAAAGTTAGTAGTGCCAGTGATAGCTATCACAGTATGCAAGCCCTCAACACCAGGATTCGCAGCTGCTCCACCTACACCTTGAACTATATTAATCTGGTCACCTACCTGAAATGAATGTGTAGCTGTGATGCGAACATTACCAGCGTTGTTAGTAAGTGATGCTGAATATTGTAAGCTAAAAATGTACTCTTCACCAAATCTGACATAGTAGCCAAAGTAACTATTCTCAGCATTATAGAAAGTAGTGATTGATGGATTGAAGTCAAAGCTCACTGAGTTGCTCAATAGCTTAGATAAATCTTGCTCACCATAGCCAGTGCCAAATGTAGGCAGTGCTTTGTAGTACCCTATTCTGGCATTGGTCAATGAGTCAAAGACTTCAAAGATATATCTGAAGCCTGATATATTCTTGTTAGTAGAATTAATTATAAACTTGCACTCATTGTAAGCTGGAGTAAAATCCTGAGGC